CATCGACAACCTTGTCTGGGATCCGGATGCTGATGAGTTTGAGGATATCCGCTGGGTGGCCCGTAAGCGGATCCAGCCCATCGATGAGGTGTCCGCCAAGTTCGGCTTGTCCCGAGAGGATCTGAAGGGGCACATCGAATCCTATTCTTCCCGCGCCGACCAGGGCGACCGCGGCTACGAACACAAGAAGCGTACGGGCAAGACCAACGACCTCATCTGCTACTGGGAGATTTACTCCAAGACCGGCTTTGGGGATCGACTGAAGGACGCCGAGAAGGACTTGCGCGGCAAGTTCGATGCTCTTGGCCCCAACTGCTACATCGTTGTGGCCGAAGGCGTGGACTTTCCGCTCAACGCTCCGCCGGCCATGTTGCAGGAAGAGGTGGACGAGTCGGGTGTCCCGCAGTCCATGTTCATGTCATGCCAGTGGCCGATCCCGTTCTGGGCCGAGCCGAATGGCTGGCCGTTCACGCTCCTGGATTGGCATCGTCAGCCCGGATACTCCTGGCCGATCAGTCTGATCAAACCTGGCATCGGAGAGCTTCGCTTCATCAACTGGGCGATGTCCTTCTTGGCGACCCGGATCGCCACTTCCTCACAGACGCTCATCGGTGTGGCGAAGGCCGCGGACCCCGACATCAAATCGAAGATCCTTGAGAAGAGCGAAGGCGGATTCAACATCGTTGAAATCTCCGAAGCCGTGGGCCGGTCGGTGAACGATGTGATCTCGGTCTTCCAAATGCCTGGGGTCACCCAGGACATGTACAACATCATCCAGGCCGTTACGGAGATGTTCGACCGCCGCGTCGGGCTGACCGAGCTCATTTACGGTATGACCAGGTCAGCCTTCAGAAGTGCAGCAGAAGCTGCCGTGAAGAGCGAGCAAATTTCGGTGCGGCCCGACGATTACGCCAATACGTTGGAGGACCGTCTGTCGGAGGTCGCCCGCAAAGAGGCCCTCATGGCCCGCTGGCTGATCTACCCGCAGGATGTCGAACCGCTCCTTGGCCCTTTGGCGGCGCACGCCTGGGGCATGCACGTTCAGAACGAAGCCCCCGACAACATAGTCAGGGAGTATTCGTACCGCGTGGAGGCTGGCAGTGCCCGCAAGCCGAACATCGCCACCAAGACCGAGAACCTGAACAACTTCATGCAGATCATCGCCCCAGTCTCCCAGGGGCTGATGCAGTCTGGCAGGCCGGAAATCTTCAACGCCATGCTCACCACCTGGGGCAAGGTCAACCAGATGGACGTTGCGGAGTTCCTTGTCCCGCCGCCTCCTCCCCCGCCTCCTCCAGGCCCAGAAGCACCTCCCGAAGCCCCTCCAGCCCAATAGTCCTATATGATCCCCAAATCCATTCTTGACCGCGGCCGAGACGCTGTCGCTACCTACGAAGCCGCCCTGCCATACGGCGAACGCTGGGCGGAGATGTGCGCCCTTCAATGCCCTCCCGGCACCAAGGGCACGGAGAGGGCTTTCCTGGAAGGCCGGCAGAACAACGAGCAGTTCGACAGCCTGCCCAAGCTCCAGGCCAAGTACATGATCCGTGAGGCCAAGCAGGCCGGGATCAACCCATCTGGCAAGTATTACTGCGCTGGCATTGCCGACAAGCGTGGCTGGCGTGATCCGGCGGCCTGGGTCAGCAGCAACGACGATGTGCTGAAGGTGGCCAAGGCCCGTCGCATGGCCGTCTCAGGCAGCGTGAACTACGACCCCGGCCCTGCCCCTCCGCAGCGCACCGTCTTGGCGGAGTCGATCATTCAGGACGCCGTCCGCAAAGAGAAGCGAAGGAACCCATCGGCCAGGACGAGCGAGCTGCGGGCCAAGGTCATTGAGAAGCATGCATACCGAGCGAAAGGACGATTTACATGATTGAGATCGCAAGGCATTTCTCTCCAGGCGCAGTTGTCACTGCGAACAGTTCCGCTGCAACCACATCCGGAATGTTTCCCATCGGGCGGTTTGGGAGCGGATGCGTGATGATCGCCAACACCAACGGCGCCACGCAGATTAGTTGGTTCGGGACTGTCAGCCCGTCAGTGCCACCACAGCGGATCTATGCCAGTGGCTTTGGCGTTACGACAGCATTGACGGTGGGCATTCATCCTATACCAGAATCCTGCATGTCGGTTAATTACTTGGTGCCCGTCATTGCTGGCGGCTCCACATGTGCGATGACAGTAATGGCAAAGGGGTAAACGATGACTTTTGAACTGCCGCCAAGCGGGCCGGTGCGTCTGCGTGAGTCTATTGTGGCTTCAGCTCGCCCCGTTGCGGAGGAGCTTGAAGACGGCGAGCTGGCCCTTAACAGCGCCGATGGGGTGATTTACTATCAGAGGGCAAGCGGGGGCGTTGGAGCGTTTTCTTCCGGCGCGGCCGTCGCGTCCCTGTCCTACGCCGCCACCATCACCACCGACGCCAGTGCTGGCGAAATCTTCGACCTCACACTCACCGGCAACGTGACGCTCGCCAACCCGACAAACCCCGTCGATGGCAAGACGCTCCGCTGGCGGATTCGCCAGGACGGCACCGGCGGCCGGACGGTGACGCTGGGTAACAAGTTCGTCATCCCGTCCTCTGCTACGTCGCCGCTGCCGTTCTCTACGGCGGCGAACAGGCTGGACATTCTGGCTGCGACGTATCACGCGGGGCGGGACAAGTGGGACATCATCGCATTTGTGATGGGGTACTAACATGGCAAATATGTATTTCAATAGCGGCGCGGCAGGCGGCGGCTGGGAGACGCTCGGCAACTGGTTTATGAACGAGGGGTTCACCGATCCAGCAGTTTCGCTTCCGACGAGCAGCGACAGCGTTTTCCTTTTTGGTTGGCCCACCAACAGCGGGCCGCAGCCAACAGTGGTCAACCTGACCACTGGAGCGAACGTCGATATGGACATCACGGTCACCGGAAATGCGGTTTTCAATGCATGCGGGGTCGGCGGCGGTTATACGCTGACCAATACCGGTCTTGCGACATTCGACGGCGGCACAAGCAGCGGCACCGTTACTGGAAACGCCACGTTCACAAACGGTGCGCAAAACCAAGGCACTGTCGGTGGCAACGCGACGTTCAACGACGATTCGTCCAGCCAAAGCGGCACCATCGGCGGAGACGCGACGTTCAACGACGATTCGTACAACAACTACTCCAGCACCGTCACTGGCAACGCGACGTTCTACGACTACTCTTACCAAAACGGCACCGTCACTGGCAACGCGACGTTCTACGACTACTCTTACCAAAACGGCACCGTCACCGGAGACGCGACGTTCTACGACGATTCGTCCAGCCAAAGCGGCACCATCGGCGGAGACGCGACGTTCAACGACGATTCGTATAACGCCGACGGCAGCATGAGTGACGCGACGTTCAACGACAAATCGCGCATGAACGGCGGCACAGTCAGCGGAACCGCGACGTTCAACGACCGTTCGTACATTACCGGCGGCTCGTTCAACGGCGGCCTCACAATTTCTGGCGATCCTGTGATGGCTGGCGCAGCCCTGGGCTACGGCGGCTCAAGTGGTCAGTTCGCTTTTAGCCGAGCGCAGTTAGGCATCAACGGTTCCTCTATTCTAGGAGTTGTCTGACATGAATCTGTCCCAGCCCGTCACCATTCAGCCTCCGGCGATCACCCGCGCCAGCGGCGAGGTTCGCACGTTTCAGCCAATCACGCTGACCGAACTAGATGTGACGATCATCGACAACGCGAAGCGGAGGTCTTGCGTGGCGCGGATTCGGCCCTGCCCGCAGGCAATCGTCCTGTGGGAAGGCGCCGCCTACGACGCCGCTGATGACTACACGCAGGCACAGGTTGAAGCCCGTGTGCTTGAGGTGCTGGGGAGTGATGTGAAGGCGGGGCTGGAGTCGCTGTTCGTCAGGCCGCAGCCGGTGCGGTGATGCTGCCGGTGGAGGGGGAGTAAGTGGGCTACAGCACGTACTACGACTTGGTTGAGGCACTGATCGTCTCCTCCTACGGCGGGCCGCAGGATGCCGAGCAGCGTGACATTCGCTCCGCCATTCACCGGGCGTACAACGAGCTGACAACGATCCGGGACTGGGGCTACTACTCCGTTCACGGACGCATTGTCACCAACCCGGCATACACCACCGGGACAATCGGAGTGACCTCCGGGTCCGTGACGCTCACTGGCGGGTCTTTTGCCACGGCCGGCGTGACGGCAGCGAACGCCAAGCACTGGACGATCAGAACGGGCGACCGTTCATATCCACTCGCCTCCTACTCCAGCGCCACGGCGGTGACGCTGGAGTCATCCTTCTCTGGAATCGATGTGACGGCCGGGTCATCCTACACCCTGTTCCGCACCATCTATCCGCTGCCGTCCGACTTCAAAAACATGGACGAGCCCAGCGACGAGTTCAACTGGTGGTCTGGGCTGTATGTGACTCCCGATGAGGCGATGAAGATCGAACGGGTGAGCAACTCGTCGGGCGAGCCCTACCACTGGACCCTGATCAAAGATCCCCACGGTGCGAGCTGGGCGATCAAGTTGGTGGGCTGGCCGACCGCCAAGGAAACCATCGACTTCACCTACCGGCGTACTGCCAGGCCGATTCGCTATTCCGGCCATGAGGCAGCCCTGCGTCAGGGGACGATCGGCCGCAGCACCACCACCGTCACCGGAACGGGAACGGCCTTCTCTTCTGCGATGGTTGGTTCGATCCTGCGAGTGGGCGATGTCACCAACATCCCGGGGCCGATTGAGTCGCTGACGCCGTGGGTGTCGGAGAGCCGCATCGCCACCGTGGGATCATCGACCGCCCTGACCACCGAGGACTCTGGGACGATATCGGGTTCTACCAAATA